GGCCATGATTTATGCTCTGGTCTTACTAGCAGCCGTTGCCGAATATAGATGCATCAGGTGGTCATGGACCGGTGATGTCTACAATAGGAGGGTTGTTTGCCTTGAGTGGAAAAAGGTAGAAAAAAAATGATCGATCCAATCACAGCCCTGGCGGGGATACAAAGCGCCATCAGCATGGTCAAGAAGGCAGCAAAGGTTGCCAATGACTTAGGCTCACTTGCGCCAATGATTGGGAAACTGTTTGATGCCAAGTCTGTGGCCACCAAGGCCATGCTTCAAGCAAAGCAGTCTGGTAAGGGTTCCAACATGGGAACGGCCCTCCAGATCGAGATGGCACTGGAACAAGCCAGAGCCTTTGAGGAAGAGCTAAAAATGCTATTTATGACTACAGGAAAAATTGACGTGTGGCAGAAGATTAAAGCCCGTCAAGCCGAGATGGATTTGGCAGATGCCAAAGAGATTAGTGCATTAAAGGCAGAAGCAAAGAAAGCCAAAGAAAAAGAGCAAGAACAACTAGAGATTGGTTTGGCAATAGGTGGGGTCTTCTTTGTTCTGTTTCTAGTCTTTGTTGGCGTGAATGAGTTAATGGAATTTTGTGCAACTACCAGAAGGTGCGGTCGGTGAATGAATATCAAAAGACCTTTGACCTATGCCTCAAAATATTTATCTACGGGTGTGTGGCATTATGGTTTCTTGGTTTCTTGAAGTTCTTACCGGATGACTTATCTGACAAAATAGTCAATCTTTTACTTGGAAGGGTTGGTTTAGGTAAATGAGATATCTACTGCTTCTTTTACTGCTGACTGGCTGCGAAGAAAAGTATCGCTATAAGTGCCAAAATCCTGACAATTTTTACGCAACTGAGTGCCAAAAGCCTAGATGCCTATTTACTCAGACTTGCCCAGAATACTTGGTAGCACCCATCTTGGAGAAAAAAGTCAATGATGTCCAACCACAAGAGGAAGTCAAAAAATGAAACTTTCTGAAGTTAAAAGCACAGAGGAAACAATTGAACTTATAAAAGTTTATGCGTGGCTTTTTGCGGTGGTTGTTGTCATGCTTGTCTTTGGCTTAACAGTGTTTTCAATGCTCTATTCTGTAATTTTTGTGACCCAACCAGTCAAATCAATGGCGCCAATAGACAGTGCTTTTACCAAGCTCTTGAATGACGTTGTGCTTTTATTGGTTGGTAGCATCAGCACATTGATCGGAATGTTTACCATTAACAAGGGTGCTAAATCGTTTGCTGAAAGAATGAATCCAACGCCACAGCAGCCAATGTGCCAGCCCATGCAGGGCTATGGCCAGCAATACGGCTACAGCAACAATCACGGCTTTACATCAAACACTCACAATATTCCTGGCCAAGCCCTTGGCGCCATGCCTGTTTGGCAGAATCCAGAGCTGGATGAGTCTTGGACACCTGGGCCACCACCCACAACGCCACCGGACCATCTTGAGGATGACCATGAGCGTGAGCAGCTGGCCATTGCCAGACGGGAGACTGATTGATGTTTGGCATACCATTACCCTATATTGCCCTGGCAATCGGCATTGCCTTGTTCGGCTCTTACCGAGGTGGCTATCACTTTGGCTGGGAAGACAGGGACAATGACATGAAGATTGCCATTGCCCAAAAGAATGATGAAGCCAGAGCCAAAGAGGCAGAACTTGGCACTAAGTTGATTGACCAAGAAACGAAACTCAGAAAGGCCCAAGATGATGTCAAGAAAAAACAGTCTGCTATGCATGAGCTTGCTCGCACTGGTCGGCTGCGCCTCCCAGCCCCAAGTTGTCCACAAGCCAGTCCAAGTGCCACCATTGCCATTGGAAATACACAACCCAGCCAGCCCGATGAAAGCGAACTTGAGCGACAGACTATTGCAACTCTTATCGACCTCGCAGCCGAAGGAGACAAAGCCATCACCAAGCTCAACGCCTGCGTCAGCGCCTACGAAGAAGTAAGGAGAATTGTCAATGGTCAATAGTCAGCAGCTCCAGCAACTGCACATTGGCCCAGAGTGGGTCGATGCGCTTAATGAGACATTCCAGCGCTTTGACATTTCAACGCCACTGCGCCAGGCTGCCTTTATTGGCCAGTGTGGCCATGAGTGCGGCAACTTTAGGATTCTTGAGGAAAACCTTAATTACAGAGCCGAAGCACTGCAAAAGCTCTGGCCAAGGCGCTTTGACGCGGCCAAGGCCCAGATGTGCGCAAGAAACCCCAAGCTCATTGCTAACACTGTTTACAGCAGCCGCATGGGTAACAGGGATGAGGCAAGTGGTGATGGCTATCGTTTTCGAGGCCGTGGGTGCATTCAATTGACTGGGTCAGCCAACTACCACCATGCAGGCCAAGCGCTTGGCGTGGACCTGATCATGCAGCCCGAGCTGGTGGCCACGCCCCAGTATGCAGCCCTGACTGCCGGATGGTTTTGGGACACTCAGAAGCTCAACCAGTATGCTGATTCTCGTGACTATAAGACCATGACGAAACGTATAAATGGCGGGTTCATAGGTTTGGAAGATCGCATAAAGCACATCAACCATGCGATTGATGTCCTGACATAATTAGCCATGGCCAATGTCAATCAACAACTCGAAGTCCCATCAATCCCAAGCCTTGGCTTTGCGCCAGAGGGGTATGAGAAACGCTACTTTGCTGAAAACAATGGGGCGCTGAACGGGTACTTCAGAAAACTGATCAGTGTGCTTGGCGCTTTGTTTGGACCAAGGGGCGGCAAGTTTTTGAACACCCCCCACGGGGCTTTTCACGACTCTACCGACCAAGTGGCGGCAAGCACCACTGCTGCCACTGCTGTGACGTTTAACACGACAGACATCTCCAACGGGGTCACGCTGTCAAACAGCTCAAGGTTCAATGTTGCAGACTCTGGTGTTTTCAACATCCAGTTTTCCATTCAGATCAAAAACACCACAAACGACAGCCATGATGTGGACATCTGGTTTCGCAAGAATGGCACAAACGTAGATAACTCAAACAGCAGATATCACCCCCCTGCAAGAAAAAGCACAGGTGATCCCAGCCACATGATTGCGGCCTTGAACTTCTTTATTGAATTGGATGCAGGCGACTATGTTGAAATCATTTACAAGGTTGACAATGTGAATGTGACGCTAGAGCATTTTGCTGCCGGTTCCAGCCCAACACGGCCAGCAGTGCCATCAGCCATTGTCACTGTGTCTTTTGTCTCAAATCTACCTACAATTTAGCCATGTACATACCCATCAAACTACCCCCAGGTGTTTACCGAAATGGCACTGAGTATCAGTCTGCTGGCCGGTGGAACGATGCCAACCTTGTGCGCTGGTACGAAAACACATTAAGACCCGTCAACGGCTGGCGCAGTAAATCGGCATCAACTGTCACGGGCGCTTGCAGGGCAATCATCACTTGGCGCGACAACGATGCCGACTCTTACATTGGCCTTGGCACTCACTCCAAGCTCTTTGCAATGGATGTGCTAGGTGTTCTGAAAGACATCACACCCACTGGATTTACAACTGGTTTCATTGATGCCACCAGCACCACAGGCTACGGCAAAAACCTCTACGGCAGCTTTGCCTATGGTGTGCCACGGCCAGACACCGGATCGGCAGACATAGCCACCACTTGGAGCTTGGACACTTGGGGCGAGTATTTGGTGGCTTGCTCAAATTACGATGGCAAGATTTACGAGTGGCAGCTAGGCTTTGCCACACCCACATTGGCTGCTGTCATTACCAACGCGCCAGTGAGCAACACTGCCATCTTGGTGACTGCCGAGCGATTCCTGTTTGCACTTGGCGCGGGTGGAAACCCAAGAAAAGTGCAGTGGTGCGATCAAGAGGACAATACCCTTTGGACACCGGCAGGCGACAACCAAGCAGGCGACTATGAGCTGACAACGCCTGGCAGCTTGTTGGCCGGTAAACGTGTCAAGGGTATCAATCTACTGTTTACAGATGTGGATGTGCATACAGCGCAATATGTTGGCGCTCCATTCATTTATGGTTTTGAGAAGGCCGGAAGCGGCTGCGGCCTGATTTCGGCCCAAGCTGTGGCGGCCATTGACACTGCTGCCATTTGGATGAGCAAGTCTGGGTTCTTTATCTATGACGGGTACGTCAAGCCACTGCCTTGCGATGTCTCGGACTTTGTTTTCAACAACATTAACTTTGACCAGAGGACAAAAATTGTTGCTGTC